CAATAATCAATTAGCTCATGACCGTTCGTCATATTGACCGTTAGACTCCTAACACAGCTTTGAGGCGGCAGGCCGTCGATTATAAATTGCCCGCGCAATCCGACGATCGGGTTATCAATTGCAATAGGATTTTCTGGTTCATAGTAAACAAGATAAACTGGAGTGCCAGAGCCATCGGCGTCCGCTAAAGTTAGCGGCGATCCGCCTGTGTCCTCAAGAGTGATAACATCGCCAGCAATCGATTTGACGACAAGCGCGGTTCCGTTCAGGCTATCTGTGCTCCTGGTAACGCCGTCTGCTTTGATTATCATAACCAAGCCCAAGGGTTTCATCTGGCGGCCTTCACCGACTCCGACAGTGACGGTGGTGCCCGCGTTATTATCAATGACAGACTTCGCGAGACCGATGGTTAAGGCGTCCTTGCCGTTTCCGGCCCAGTCAATTTGGGCCTGCCCATCACCAGGAAAACTAAAGTTACCGCTTTGAACAAAATTTCCTCTGGATTGCTGCGCGAATTTATCGACGACCGAAAAAAGAGAGAAAGAAGTGGAAGGTGCAACGTTATTACTATACTCGAGACCGTCAAATGGATCAGGGCCAGAGACTCGGACGTACTCTCTGCCCATTAGCGATGTCCAGAGAGTACGAACGGCCTGATCGATTTCAGTCGGCCCGCCAGGAGATACCGCCTCATCGATATTGATAAAAGTTTGGAATCCCCAGGAGAGAGTTTTTTTCGATTTCACGATATTATTCAAATGCCTGCCGGATCTCTGAGGCGATTCGTCAAAAGGTTGGGAATAATCTATCGTCCCGCCTTCCAAAGCATAAAAATAATCGGTGTCGGTCGGGACTGCTAGCACACCTCGAACGCTTTCCTGCTTCAAATACCACTTTTGTTCCAGCGAAGAAGCGTCGTTTTCGGAATCGTATATCGCCGCATAGTCTTTCATAGATAAATCCCCATGTTTTCTAAATTTTAGCGGCTGGAGGAGGGGCCGGAGATATTTTTTCTATGTTTATTTTAACACGTACTAACCAAAGGATCATAATACCGAGCTTGCAGATCCATTCTGCAATAAAAATATGGCAACACCATATGCAAATCGGTCGATGAGCCTAGATATTTTAAATCGATCATACCAGGAATGCGTAGGTTGGGCACCTCCCAGAGCGTCCGCTCAACTAAATATTGTAAATCAAACAAAGCTTGCTGATCTACTAGCCCGTCAACGCTGCTTTTAAGCACGATTTCCAGAACTATGTCCCATGTTTTTCGTGCGCGGCCTTGTTCGTGCTCCACGAGCTCGCCTTGATCAATCAATTGTATCGCAGGAAGCTCCCAACCTTCGAAATCACTGAAAACTAATTTGATTGTTTGATAATTAACGACCTTGATATCGTTCGTCGCGATGAGCTGAGTCAGCACTTCTACTATTTTTGTTAAAATTTCTGATTTCTTGCTCATATTTTACGCCTTAAATAACTGGTCTAACGTGCGCTGTACCAGTCGATCTAGCGATTTTCTCATATAGGCTTCTAGACCGCCGGATAAATAATGCGTGGCTTTGATTTTCACTGATCTCATTAGCCGATACGCCGCCTCGCCTGTGCTTCGATCTATTAAATACACCTTCCCGCCGAGCTTGCGGCTAACTAAATCAAAGCTTCTCGGTGTTCTGTCTCGGTATTTATTTTCCAGTGGTATAGCGAGCCATCCATCTTTGCTAATTTTACCGCCTTCCTCCTGAATTTTCGCATAAGGAACCGACTTTGCCCTGCCCCCTAGAACGCCGACATCTACTTTTGTCGCGTCCGCGTTCACTCTATGGCTGATAGCGCGACGAAGTGAGCCCCTCCGCACTGGAGCCCTGCTTTTAGCTTCAGCTTCCACACCAATACCGATGCTAGTCAAAAATTTATTCCGGTCGATTTGCTGCGCGGCGCGAATCCACATCGATAATTCTGAAAGCTCATCAGACATTTATAATTGACCTCGGACTGGCACCACCAAATTCAAGTCTTTTATATTTTGAAATTAGCTGTCGCACGATATCAGGCATTCCCTGCTCAATATTTATGCTTTCGTCGCCTTTACTGCGACTAGTCCGACCGATATCCTCCCGCTCGTTAAATCTATAAAGCCACTCGACATATAAATCGCAAGCGAGAGATACATCTGCAGGGACATAAACAAACCCCGCTTTGTAATGCACTCGGATTGAATAACGTGAGGACGGAAATTGACCGGAAAGAAGCTCTATGGTGGTGTCGTCATCGACAATTGCAAAAGTAGAAGGGTCTTTCGGTGTCGTGAAGCTCTTAGACGGATCTAAATATAAATTAATGACCTGCGTTATTGGCCAATTTCTTGTGACCAAGCGATCCGCGCCGCGACCATCGTAGGTTTCTATTGATTCCCGCTCCGCAAACTCGCGATCGCAATACGTCTCAATCGCTAAGCTGGCAGCGTTAATCAATCTCTCGAATTTATAAGCTAAATCCTGGGTTAAAGCGGTGGATGGAAGCCCCAATTGCGTCCGAACGTTATATAGTGTGGTGAGCGCAAATGGGCTCAGCACTGAAACCACCGATCGCGCCTGAAGTCCTCCCATTATTTAACTCCACTTGGCTTAATTATTTTGTCCTCATACAGCTTATTCTTAGGTTTTTTTCCGACTTTATCGAATATCTTCTCACTGGCGATGGTTTTCTTAAACATCGATCCGTATTTTGCCATAAGCTGAGCCGCTTTCAGATCTTCCACGTCTTTTGTTACACCCACTGGCCATGGTTCTTCTAGTAAACCCCAATCTATTAGCGGGCCTGAGCAAAGGCTCTTTCCCATTCGCTCTAAAGTCAATCTAGTCATCGCAATGCTCCTTATAATGAGGGGTAAAATGGCAATATAGCAGTTACGAGATCTTTTCGGTTGTTTATCGGACGAATTCTAATGAAAGCGTTGCAAGCGGCGGCAGCTTCAATCGATTTACATTTACTCCCACCACCACCAGCCTCGATCATTCGATATCTATCGATCGCTAGTGCGACATGGGTTATACGCCGCTCCGATCCAAAAAAAAGTAAGCTGCCAGCGGCCAATGTCTCAGTCGCGTCCGGATCTTTTTTAAAAATCCGATAGAGACCATCAGCAGTTTGATCGCCTTTAGGATCAGCCCCGAAAGCCGAGAGCACCTCCTGAACAAAACCGCTGCAGTCGTATCCTAAAATTGGATCGTCTCCTCCCCACCGATATTGAATTCCTAAAAATGTCATTGCATAGCTAATTACGATTTCCATTTCCTAGTCCCTCTATCTTTTTTTCCAATTCAGCAAGTAATCGTGCTGTCTTCTCCTGTGTGCTGGAGATGTCGCGGAGCATTTCAACTATCTTGTCTTGAGTTGTATGGAAATAAGAGGGGAAGTACCAAAGTTTGCGACCCTCATCGTCCTCCTTGCGATGCCAGTCATACAAATCATCTATTTTTCTTTTATCGTCCACTGATAGTGTGCAAACATTAACTTCGTTGCGTTCGTACAGCCATTTGAGAAGCTCTGTGACTGCATATAACGCCGCTAATCCTGCAACCTCCTTATCCATGGTTCTATTTTATCCTAATCTCCATTGCGTTTAAATCCATCTACAAATATAAGCATTTTCTTTGCAGGATTAGATTGGTTTTCACGAATAAATCTAAACGCCTTGATCCCATCTCCGACAAATGGCCTATTGATCGATAGCGGCAGAGTGCTCCCTGAAAGATAAGCGATAGCAATGACATCTAGATCCGCACCAACCCCAAAATCAACTTTAAACACTCCTGATTTGCTATCATTTTTGGACATGTCTCCAAATATGATTCTAGTTAACTGCCATACCTCGCCAGCGGGCACTATTAATTCATTAACTACTTCACCCGCCGAAATATCGTCTTCATAAATTAACTGAATTCTAGTGCGTTCGGTCACAAAAGTTCCCCCTGCCAGAATGCGCCAACATAAGCTGATTCAGTAAGGTCGTTGATCAATTTAATTCGTAAAATTTTGACTCCATCTCCTAATAGATGAATATTTAGGTTCGATTGATTAGTCTCGCCATAGGTAGATATTAAGTATTGTGGCTCACCATCAGCGTCCCAGATAATACATGCCGTTGTTTGCGGGGCAGAGCTGCCGCTGGCTCCTGCATTTACCAGATAAATCTTTTCACCATCAGCGGGAACATAGTCATCGGTCAATACTGTCGACGCGGGCACTAGACTATAGAATCTCTTATCTAGGTCATACCGATATGACATTACGGTTCCCTCTCAAAACCAATTATCGTGCAAAACAAATTAGTAACCTGGCTTAGATTGTCTCGGATTAGTATTTGAAAATAATCGTCATTGCCAACGCCAAATGTATTTTGAGCCCTGATAACGAAAGGAAACGAACCAAGAACCTGACTTGCTAAAACGTGATCACCACCTGCTTGAACGTCCAAATTCCATGCTCCTGATGTTGAAAATCTGGCCTTAAGATCATCGGTGCTTTTAATTGTCGGCTCGACCGTCACGATATTATCTGTTTTTACTGTTATCAGTATACCGTTCGTTAGAACTGAGTTCAGGTTTAAGAATTTTCCGAATTTTACGCCGTTAGAAAGACCATGAATTCTGATTTCGTTAACATAGATATCAAAGTTGGCGATGGCATTAACTTTAAATATAGTCGGAGTCGCCGCACCATTGATTGTTAAATCGGTAACGCCTAGATTCGCGCAGTCACCATTAAATCTATTTGGAAAACCTGTCGGTATTACTGAAACCGAACCGGAAATACCTAATATACCCTGCCTTGGATCATCGATTGATCTCACAAGCTCAGTTTCTGTCCCTCTCCTTAAAATAACATCAAAAGAAATCGTCGTGGTGGTGGTGCCCGTCGGAGTTACAGCAAAATCACCAGGGACTATCCGGTCGCCTTTTTCTGCCCTTAATTTTGATTCAATAAAAACTATGCCGTTGTTTTTTATATCATCAGCACGCCATGACTTTTGAAAATCAGCATCGGAATTGAGTGCCGATATTATCGCATCCCTAACGGATATTTCTGGCTGCGCCGCCGCGACGTCCCCGGCTGTAATCACATAGATTAAATCAACGGCAGGATATAGCGTCGGCAAACATCCTGCCGCTATTTCAATCCTAATCGTGTCCCCGGCGTTACCCACACCTGAGCAATCGTCAAAAGTCCCAATCGCAAACCAGACTGCCGAGAATCCCGGCCTACCGAATAACTGCTCCACGGTTACAACCGCATCAGTCGCCATCCTGTTTTTTCCAGAAACTAAATCAACGTCAACCCGATGCAAGCCGTTATTGCCAGTTATTGATGTGACGGTTCGGCCATTGTGGAACGTTCCTATCGCCATCAGGATAACTCCTTATTCAAGACAATTTCATATTTCACTCCTGCAACATTTCCAAGAATGGTTAATTGCTTAACCCCTCCTTTGGGAGTCCAGCCCCAAAATCCCGCAGGCTGTAAAGTGAGATAATTAGCACCACCATTGATAGAAACCTTCAAAGTGTTTGTATCGGATTGATCAAACGGGCACTGAATAATAAATTCACTAATCGATGTTCCAGCTATCGCAGGAATTGTTATTGGAGCCACTCCAACGGTTCCATCAAATTGCTCTGTGGTGCCTAGTTTATCGGTAGACTCAAATTCTTCTGCTACATCGGCCATCGGTCTAGGCTCCTATCTGCAGAAGGCATAAAGTTCCATGCATGTCCGATGATGCCCCCTTAATTTGAGTCCCATATAAACTAACTTCTTGAGGGCCGCTGGCTCCTGCCAGGAAAATTAGGCACCCAGAATTTTCATCCTTAGTATACTCGCCTGATCCAGTAATAAATTTATGCCTTGGTGTCTCGGATTCACCATCAAGTTGTTCTATCGACCATAAAACCGTTTGCGTTGACGCACCGGACGCAAGCTTAAGGCTATATAGTTTATCTACCGCTAAAGTCGCGGTGGTGACGAGAGTTTTTAGCCCGACAGTAGGAGTTATAATTGTATCATGAGCGTCAACGTGGATGCCTGATGAGTCTCCCGAGACTGGAAGTTTTCCATCGGTTGTTAGTTGGGGCAAGATCGCTCTGCCCTGTGAGTCTTGGAAAGCGAAACCGATGATGCCGCGAAGTGCAGCCACTAATGTTGTTGCATTAAATAGCTCCGCGACTGGCGCTCCTTCTCCTGAAGGCTTTGAAGCTATATTAAAAATTTCTTCTTTATCGGACATAACAAATCTCTCCTAAACTTATATTTCTTTGCCCTGGATATGAAATCCTATATCTGTCGCTGGAGATCGTCCGGTCATTGATAGCGTAAATTCCTCAGCTTCGATTATTTTTCTGAGCGGATAAAAATCAAACCTCGAGTCCGGCGATCCTGCGTGACATCTTCCAGATGCAATTATACTCGCATCAATATAGGCCGACCAGTGACCAGCGATATTAGTCGATACATTTATGCTTGCTAAATATATCGTTTTATTAGGAGCGACGGTAAACGTAGACAAGACCGTCGGTATGCCTGGAGTCGATAGCTCAATCCCATCAATATAAAATCCATCCTGAACTGCGGATGGTAGCGACTGCAGCGCAGACCCATCTTCACGGCATGTTGTTTTTAATGTAAAGCTCGATATATCCGTGGTGACTGCGCGGACGCGAATTTGAGTATGGAAGGGAATAATAGAAAATTGGATTAATCCGGTTGCAGTTACCGTCACCGTTTTAATTAAATTCTCAACATTAGCCTCGATGACTTCATAGAATTCTAAAACTAAACTGCCGCTATCTAATCGGTCGACGGTTATAGTATTTAATAATGAATTTCCTCTAAATTGCATATAGCGATCATAGAATCCACCAGCGACATCTTTTTCTTTAAAAATATTGAGCGTCTCATATAGATGTAAAACACAAACTTTAGTCATATGAGATCCGCCAGAAGGCCGAGTATTAAAAAAAAGGGGGCCGTTAGTTAGCCCCCCTCCAAAACCACTAGACTATAATGCCGCCGTTTTTACGAAGCGATATTGAATCCGACAACAACGCTTGTTTCAGAAGCGGACTGAACGCGTCCTTGAAAATCTTTTCGCGAATAAGACGACATTAACATGCGATCGTTCTGCGGAAGATCTGCCATTACACGAACTCTAATTGGTCGTCTGGTGCCCATGAAGAACCGCTGACGGTTAACCAAAATCAAACCCGTAAAGGTGCTTGGTGCAAATGGATCTATACCAGTCGCGTCCAAAGTTTCAGGGTAAAATTCTGAAATTATCACAGGAATTCCGAGGGCCGCTCCAAGGACACCCGTAAGATTCGTGAACAGCGTATTGCCGAATTTCTCGGCTGTTGAAAATACTTCTAGACCAGTCATCTGGTGGTAAGTAGAAGCACTAGCGATCCACGCAAGGGCACTTGGATTGACGGTAAATTTACCGCCTTGCTTTTTCATCGCTTTCATTCCGGCATCTGTGAGAGTGCCAGTGAAGTCGAAGGTGCCGCCGAATGCGGAGTTATCAGCTCCAAGTTTTCTTAGGCCGTCCCAAGCTTTTCTTGCGTCGTCAGCCGCTAGAGCGACAAGGTCTGCAGCGTTTCCATTTATGATCGCCGTCTCGTAAGCTCGTTCTTGAGCACTGATAACATCTTCGCGGATTGTTGGAATTATACTTGGAGCAGAGTCCTCATTCATCTCCTCCGGGATAACTGCAAACTGCCCGAGCTTGGTGCTATCGAAGGTTAATCGTCCAGTCGGAAAAGATGCCTCGGTGATGGTGACATTTTCGCCGATAATTCTAGCGGTAGTCGTGCCGTCCTGAGTAGGATGGTGATAAGGGTTTGATGGCATCGGCGTGTCGCGAAACAATCCGGTTACTTTTCGATCCAGCTCGAATTCGGCCATATATGCAGCGGCGGTAATTTCTGAAAGCCAATCAGGATTTGCGCCTGTGGTATACGCTTTCATCATTGGCAACATCACTTCTTTTCCGAAAGGTGATGCTTCCAGCTCCTTGCTCAAGTTTTGGATTTTATCTTCTTTTTCTGTTCGGCCAATTCGATCAGCTTTCCCGCCGTAATAACAAACCGCAATTGCGCGAGCGGTATCGACGGTTTCTTTTAGATTGATAACTTGCTGTTTCACTTCGTCGGGGACATGCTTGAATTTTGGATCGCAGGTATTAACCTCAAGCAGCTTTTTAATGTTGGAGACATTAAAGGATCGCATCGCTCTTTTTTCGTCGGAGTTTTCGCGCTGGCCAGCAAGTGGGCTAGAGATCAATTGTTTTTTGTAAGCCTCGTTCTGCCTCTCTAGCTCTGTAACCCGTTCCTTAAAGCTCAATGCTAATTCTAACTCGGTGCCTGTCTTCATTTTAGATTCCCCTTTGAATATATCGATATCGAATTTAATTTTATTGGATCGGTTTAAACTAGATGCCATGCTTTCTTAATATTCTATCGCACTCGGCCCATATATTACTCACATTTTTTAGTTGGTCTGGATCGTCCCCCATTTCTGCAGGAGCATCGCCTTCTGGTGGAGCCTCTGAATTCGGAGCTGGCTCCTCTGCGGGCTCCTCCTCGACAACATCCATTTTTTTCGACATCAGTTTAACTTCGTTTATTAGCGTAGCCAACAATACATTAGTTTGCTTTATTTGATCAAGCAAAGGCGAAGTAGACTCGGCTTCAGAAGGTTGGCTGTCGACCCCACCATCAGCCCCGTCCCCCGCTGGCGGCTCCGCTGGCGGCTCCGCTGGTGCTTCTGCCTTCGCGCGGACGTTATTAACTACCTCGATGCATTCGTTTGTAAAGGCCATACCATCATCCTCAAGAATATTTAGCTCGCCGCGACACGCCTTGTAAGCAACGGAATAAGGAAGCGATGCAAGCTGCTTTGCAGAAACCTGAAATAGAGAACGCTCTGCCATTGGCAAGGAAACGATTGATATTTCAAGAAGCTCCGCAGACTTGATCACGTTCACTTTTTTATCGCCTAGTTCTTTTATCGTTTCCTCGGCCATTAGCTTGGGATCGAAGCCGACAGAAAAAGCGCGCAAGACACCGTCCTTAACCAGATCGCGGATTCGGCTGATCTCTGGATGGTCGCTGTCTGATAATTTAGCTTTAACAAAAAGCCCATCATCATTTGTTTCTATTTTAACGGCCCTGCCTACTGGATTGTCGCGATCATGGTTAAATAAAATCACGGCATTCGATGCAAAGTTATTTACCTCCCAACCCTTCGGATCGATCAAGTCATTTCCTCGGTCGACTAGGAGCAGACCGTTTTCTTGATATCGATTCGCATACCCCTCAACGAAAACGCTTCTGGTGCTATTCTTTTTTGAGTAGAAACTCACCTTTGTATCTTCGTCTGCGCTGGCAATTATTTGCATTAAATATTCCCCTTAGTCCTCAACAAAAATCATATCACAACGACAGCCAATTCGCTCCTCTGGCTCTGCACTAGGGTCCAGTGGATAAGCAAGTACATTGCCAGCATCAGTAACCCATTCACCATCTGCATTAGCAGGGACGTTATCCAACGATTCATGGGACTCCCTGACATCGGCATCTCCTGCAGTTATCCATACTTTATTAACCTTGCCGAGCACTTCCTGAGCATCGCCAAAAGCGGCCTCTCGACCAGCCATTGTCGCAACGCCTACTTCAGTCCGACTAATTCGTTCGGCTCTGAATTCAGCTCCCTCCGCGAATTTCGTGGAGACGTTACGAGTGATCTCCTGAAGCGATGAATTGGATTCTACTCCTTTCTTTATATCAGCCATGACCTGGGAGGTGGAAGTTTTATTTAGCCCCTTAAAACTTTCTATGCCCCTGGCCCACAGAAACTCTATTCTTCGCTTCTCGTTTGCGATCAAATTAATCTCGCCTGCGCGAACGGGCCCGAAGCTCGCGGTGAGGACAGCGGCGTGACCAGAATCGACAGCAGGTCTAGCGATTTCGCCGTATCGCTCGACATACTGATCTTGTAGTTTCTGCATTGCCTTTTCGATTTTTCTGTTTAGTTTTATCGTCGCCGAAGTTAGCCTCGTATCAGCTTTTTCTGGCACCAATCCTTCTAGCTCCGTTTGCATCAAAGGAATTAAAATATCTAAATATTTTGCGAGGACTCCCTGAACTAATGCAGCCATATAATTCCTCGGTTTCTGCTCCTCCTCCTCTCTTTCCTTTCGCATCAAAACGATCGCTTCTTTTGTCGAACCTCCGAGGAGCGCGCGGATCGGCTCGTTGTCTGGTGGACGCTCTGAAGGCTCTAAAACTGGCGGCGGTTGCTCCTGCAGTCCACGGCCAATTGTGATCTGCAAAACATCACCATCAATGTGCGGAGACATTTTAAAAACCTTTTGCCGAACCTCGTTTGGCGTCATGACTCCCGCCTTGATCAGACGGTCGGCCAGCTCTGCTTTTTTTACCTCGTCGTCTTGGAGAGCTTCGACGCCAGATAGATCGAACTTAATGTCGTGATCGGTGCCCAAGCGTTCGCGGAAGTGAGAGTTGAGCGAGCCCTCGATAAATGCCATCGTCGGCTTCAGAGTCGTAAGCCAAAAGTTTCTGAGCGAGAGCCGCATCTCCTGAGATCCGAGCCCGCCTCCATCCTGCAAGCTCAACTCGTGTTTTGGAATCGCGAGCAGGTTAATTAATGTTTCCCGATTCGAATTTATATATGTGATTAATTGCTGATCCGCGAGTGTGGTGGTGATGGGCTTTACGGTCACACCTTTTGGAGTGACGAGGGGCCGACGAGAATTTTCGCGGCCAGTGTAAGCCTTTTCAAAACTCCGCAAAAGACGCATCGCACCTTTTTCGTTAACGTCCGAATCCATTTCGAGCGCAAGCTGCGGCGTGGCACCTTTTAAATAAAATGAATTTAAAAATTCTTGCGAGTATTTTGCAAACAAAATTCCCGCGCGTCCAGGGATAAACGGACTCAGGCCCCACCAGCAAGCGGAGGGATCTGGTTTCATCGCGTGGAGAATTTCATCAGGCCCAAAACGAATGACATTATCACCCGTTGGGTCGCAATTCATGTCAGTAGAAATATAATAACCGAGCAGCTCGTCGGTGTCTGGCTTTAGCAGGGGACTGATCCGTTCGAACGCCACATTATGCAGCGTGTCTCCTGGCTCAGCATGATAGACCAACCCGTTACCGCCGAGAGTAAGATCAGCGACCCAATTATAAACAAGCGTCCCTTGCGATTGTCGCGGATTCGGCTGGTCAAGTAGCGTCTGCAATTCGTGATCGGTTGCTGGCGCGAATAAGGTAACACCATCGGTCACTTTTTTTTCAGTCACGATCAGGCGTTGGTTAGATATTTTCGTCGCGATCAGGTTAACCAAAATATAAACCCAGTCGGAAGAATAAAAGAGCGACTTTAAAGACTGGCGATCTATATGGATGTTTGGTTTAGATGCCCAATAACCTGATCCGTCCTGATCGCTAAACATTTCATCAGCGTTTTTGAGGACACGCTTCATCACCTCCGCGACAAATCGATCTGTGTCGTGCGCTGCCTGTGTTTTTGATACTTCTTTTGTCATTTTGTCCTCACGGCATTAATCGTCTCGATCCAGTCCCCATAGAGATCATCCTCGTCGGACAAAACATCATCGTAATAAGAAGCTATGGGAGTTTTGTTTGCCTTGATGTCGTCTAGACTTCTAAACTCAACATCAGTATCAGCATATCTCCTCGCCAGCGTCCACGCCAGCATTAGCGAGCAGACCATGTCGTCGTGATTTCCCTGAGCCGCTGCAAACTTCATATGCCCTTGCGGAGTGACGTCCATTTCGAAGGCATCAAGCTCCTCGATCAAGTCGGCGCAATGCGGAATTTCTAGGCGTTGCTGTTCGATCGCGGTTATTAGTCCGCAGACCATCTCCGACTTGCTTTGCAGAGTAAACGTTTTTCCCTCGTAAACCAGTCCAGTTAGCTCCATCTGGTCATCGATGGCAACACCGACTCCCGTCTTGTCGTGCATGACCCGAAAGCAGTCTTTAAACTTCCGCGAAAATCTAACGAGGTGTGCAATCTGGTCTGTATAATTTAATCCCCTCAGTTTTAAAATCCCGACGACTCTGCAGGGAGAGCATTCGTAATTGATTGCCGTGAAGACTGTGCTGTCGGCAGAGGTGGTTTTGCCTCTGGCCCAGTCGGCTCCGATTACCACCGAACATTTTTCTGCAGCTCGATCAAACCAAGCCGAATGCTTTCCAGATGACATGGAGAATTCAATCCCAAAAAGACATTCGGTGACACCAGTGAAGACAGAACTTTCCTCTAAAAATTCTGCCAAGTAATACTGCCGAAATAATCTATCAGGCAAGCGGAGTCTCGCTGCCTCGATTACGCTTGGAGCGATAAAAGGATTTTCTGATGTTGGAGCCGTGAGGAAAAGCGATCGCGGCTTTCGGTTGTTCAACTTTGCTAGTTGCATTTCGTCCCGAGCTTCCATGCAGTTTTTATAAAACCAATTCCGTCCGAGCGGAGTCGAGGGCACCAGCATTCTGCCCATGCCAGATGAACGCGTCCGCGTGACCGTCGTTCTGCAGGAGTAATATATTTCCTCCTTTATTTTTGCAGCCTCATCCAAAACCCATCCGTGAATCTGGTGACCCTCGATCAGCTCAGGATTCTGTCCGTGGATAAATTTGCAGCTCGTCCGAATCGATGGGATTTCAATTTCCATCGAGGAGCGTCTGGCGCGAGTGAAGGCCCCTGGCAAAATGGCCTTGAGGTTATCGTAGCCAATTACGGACTGAGAATAATACGGCGCGAGCCACCGCCAGTTTGTCGCGGGAGAAGTTGGCATCGCCGCCGCCAGAGCAACCGAACATCCCAACGTCTTGCCCAGCTTTGTCCCACACGCGACATAAACTTCGATGGGCCCGCCGGGATCGATAAAGCTTTCCATTATCATTTTTTGGATTTTTGAATGCGGCGTGGGTAAGTCGATTTGGATTTTTTGATCCATGCTTATTGCTCCTGGTGGGTTTGGAGCAATACTAATTCAGCATGACCGAATGCGCCTGATTATTTTTAAACGCATCTATTCATTCTCGGGCTCCTCGATCTCCGCGTTCACCATTGCTATCTAAGCACCATCATCCCTCCTCCCAATCCCATCGTCCGGTCATCGCAGTAATAGCAGCTCCCTTTTTTCATGGAGGCGAACAGCCATGGTGGTGTAATGGTGGTGGTGGTAGGCGGGTTTTGTCGATTATACACATGGTTCAATATAAGTTGTCAAGTCTTATTTTTTAACTGTGTGGAATGAACATTAAAAAGTTTTCGGGCACTATAGGTTTTGGTTTAGAAATACCGCCGCACCACCATTTTTAAAACTAGTAGCAAAGTTTGTTTAACTAAACGTAGATCGACGAAAACACCACAACAAAAAAAAGGCTTAGATAAAAAAAAAGAAAACAAAAAGGCGGTGGTAAAATTGATGGATGGTGGACATTGAAAAAATAATCGAATTGATAAACCAACCTTCGTTATCGGACGAAGATGTTTTTAAAATAATCGAGACACTGATTTTTTATTTAGACGCCAACGAAACGCAAGCCCTCCAACTGGCAAAATGCCTAGATCAACTAGACGCACTGAATCGCCGTTTAGAATTTTATCGGCAGGTCACAATTAAAAAAATTTAAAAACTATATCGATGCCCGCGCCGCGCCGCGCCGCTTTCCCTGGCCGCAGCTTGGGCCTCCAGGGCCGCAGGTTAAAGGCGGGCACCACTAGGGCCCCCGCTACTAGCAGGGGCCGCCTGGCCGCCTGCGCGCCGCCAGGGAAAGCCTGCCCAAGGATTGGACACCAACCAAAATTTATACACCCAAATAAAACAGTGCCTTACAAAGGCCGATTCTAAACCTAACGGTGGCTTAGGCTAAGTCCCTGTCAAGTCCTTGGGCACCCCTTTTATCTAGGAATGATAAACATATCAGTCGGTTATCATTGGCATCCGGCTTGCAACGTCTATAGTAATACAATGGCGGCAAGGGCCGCCAGGAACCACCAGGGAGCACACCATGAAAAACGAAAACGAAAAAAACGAAACCATCGCAAACATAGAATACTCAGTAGGACTTCTGGTCAAGGACATCGCGGTAATAAAAAATAAAAAAGCCAAGCCAGCGCAAGACGCACTAGCCGAAATAGAAAGCAAGATGAGGGAGCTACTAGAATTAACTTTTGATCTGCTCTAGAAATTAAACGGGGCTTCGGCCCCAACCCTGCATAGAGAAATGCGGCATCGGGCCGCACCACCAGGGAGCACACCATGAGTACGATAACCAACAAAAAGAAAATGCCAATATGGGAAGCGGATTTAAATCACCTGAGCACTGAAGAACGAAAAATATTTAACAAGCTTTCATTCTTCACGCACCCATCGAGCAGCACTGTAAAATATTTTCAAGGCGATAGCATTTCGGTAGCTGAGTTAAGCCGATGCCCCGCAAAGACACTTAACATTTTCCTTAGCCTTCTACGGCCAGAGCAGAAAGCCGAGCTTTGGAACGCAATCAAAAACGAATATAAAAAAGGCGACATCAGCAAGGCAGGAATAAAAGCACTCACCAGGGCATTCGGATTTAAAGTGAAATTTAACGAAAAGAAAAAAGAGCAGAAGCAGGAAAAGAAAAAAGAGCAGAAGCAGGAAAAGCGATACCAGCGATCATATAGCAGAAGCCCTTACGACGTACTCGGAGTAAGCCATTCCGCTTCTAAAGCCGAAATAAAAAACGCATACCGCAAGCTGGCCTTCGAACATCACCCAGACAGAAACAAGGGCTCAGCGGAATCAGAAGCAAAATTTAAAGAAGTAAGTAACGCCTACCAGCGCATCAAATAATAAAACGGGCTTCGGCCCTACTAGAGAAATGCGGCATCGGGCCGCACCACAATATAAAGGAATTTAACCATGAAAAACGAAATCAACGATGAACTAGAAATGCTAACGGCAGAAACAACTTACAAAGGCCACAAGATTTTCGGAGGAGCAAAGGTTTTTGATGGCATGGGTAACCTCTGCACCTTTTGGGTTCTGATAGGCGGCGTTCGTGTTTTTTGTCAATCAATAGAATCGGCCAAAGAATTGATCGACTAGAACTAACTTTTGATCTGCTCTAGAAATTAAACGGGGCTTCGGCCCCAACCCTGCATAGAGAAACGCGGCATCGGGCCGCACCACAACACCAAGGAGCACACCATGATTAAGGAACGAGACTTTGAGTTATTTCAAACGCTTTTTGATCGGCATGGTTTAGACGCTTACGCAACGATGTTAAAAATAATGAGCGAATTTATTGCTACCGACATTAGCGAAATGGAAACAGACGCTGACGACGCCGAGTCCTACCAGGATCAACTTGAATGCCAGGACAACGCGGGTCTTCTGAAAAATGTGAAAAAGGCGATCGACAAAGCATTATTAATCGCAGAGGGAAACTTGTAACTAAACCAGCGAGGAGAAGATAATGAAAAAACTACCAGAGGCAATAATAGTTATCTGCGTGAAGCTAACAGAGGCGCAAGCGGAGTGGGCCGATTCGAAAGGCAGCAGAAAAAGGTCTGAGGTAATTCGTAGCCTGATTCAGGCGGCGATGGATAATGAAGAATGACCGCTGGACTGGCCGCTAGAATGTCCCCGTCAAAACTCCCTGGAGCACCGCTGCAACGATCGCTGCTATACACGATAAAATGCAGATTAGCATCGCGGTGCTTTTCTGCTTCTCTTTGCTGGCGCGAATCTCTCCAGCTTCGAAACTTTTTTCAAGATCTAAAACGCTGTCCTCTATCAAAGCAATTTTTGTTAATACGTCTCGGCTTCTGTCTATAGACTTCTCGTTTCTATCAACCTGCCCCTGGATCTTTTCGAGCTTGATAAAAATCAAATTTAGTTCTTCTATCAAAACATCTCTCCAGAATTAAAAGCCTCCACCACTATCGCGATAGCTGCAGCGATGATTATATAAATCCAAAATAGAATTGTAATCACTGGAAGAATATCAGGAGTTTTTTTATCTGGCATTTAAACCTCTTTTCAGGAGGGAGAAGAAACTACGATTGCAGACCTCCGTTTGAAATGCAAAACCGTCATCGCGAAAACTAAAGAGCGCAACGCCTTGATGGTGTCGCCGTACTTTCCGATCACGCGTCCAGCGTCCTCCTGTGGAACGCTTATCAAATACAAGACACCACCATCAGATGAATCGGACGCCGTAACAGAAAAATCATCTATCCCTGTTAACAGCTTTACTGTTAACTTTATGTATTCAACAATCATAAGCCGAATCCCTTTTGAAGCTGGAGAAGCAAAAGCCCATGATTCATTGTAAGCCGACTGGCATCTCAAGGCAAAATATAAACAGCGAAATAATATGTGAATGGTGTAACGGTTCTGGTGAAGGGCAAAGCGGCTCTTATTCCTCCCCCGAAGACCAATCGCAAAGGTATGCGTCGCCTTGTGGGTCGGCACCGAGGATCTGTCCGCGATGCCATGGCAGAGGAGGTTGGCCGGATGGCGATGCGCCTGAATATCAAGAATGGTTTGACTGAATTTCTGAAGACAACGGCGAGGCATAAATGGAACATTTTTTTAAAAAATATTTTTATATTTTCATTCTGGTTTTCATCACCATGGTTTTTTTTCTGATATCGCTTTGGGCAAGCGACGCCGTTTTAAAAGAGCGGCTCAGCTATCACCAGGAGACCATCGACATGCTGCGGCTGATAGTGGAGCAGCAAGCCGACATATTTAGCCAGCTAGACCTAGATCCCAAGTGCTTGCTATAGGCGCGCTAGTGCCACCTCCAGGGCCGCAGCTTGGGCCTCCAGGGCCGCAGGTTAAAGACGGGCACCACTAGGGCCCCCGCCACTAGCAGGGGCCGCCTGGCCGCCTGCGCGCCGCCAGGGAAAGCCTGCCCAAGGATTGGATTTTATCATTTCACTTCTGAGTGGCATTGGAAAGCGATCAAGAATTCGGCTGGCCTAAACCGTGGCGATGTACCGACATCCCCTGGTGGTGGATTCCAAGCTTTTCGGTGGAGGAATTTATAAGGCGGGTCAATCGTGATCCCCTTGGCAAGGCCCTTTAGCCTTAGCTTGTTCCATTCTTGTATAGCGGCGATTATCTTCTTTAGCATTTATGGGCTTCCTAACCATTGTTTATAGATTTGGTTTGATATTCTTTCGGTCATGAATGGGGGGACTGACATGCCGCATACATAGTGAAGCCTTTTATCTTCACATAGATAATCATCTGGGAACGATTGTATTCTAACCGATTCATTAATATTCATATGTCGCTTATGCTGCCAGTGCATGGCTGGCAGGTCTGCATTTTGTGTATTAGCAGCTTTATTAGGATGCAGCTTAACCCTAGTAAAACTGCTACCTGAGCTATTAACTGACGATACTGATTTCCCGGGTGGTATCTGTGCCCAATATTCAGAAAGGCTTTCTCTAAGATGAGGCGAAAAGGATGCTTTGCAGTCTTCGATAGCATCGTTAACAGCAATAGGTTTCTCATCAAAAGAAAGCGCGATCTTAGGCAATCCAAGATCACGGCGACGAGCCACAAAGAAAGTCCGTTCTCTCCTCTGGGGCACGCCCATAAATGCAGCATTCAATAGGAATAGCTGGCAGTCATAACCAGCCTGTTTAAATTGCTGGTATATCTGTTTAACGTAGCCCCTAGCATTGCCTTGAATAAGCCCCTTAACATTTTCAGCTATCACTACCTTTGGCCTAAGCTTGTCAGCTACCTTGATGAAATCAAAAAATAGATCATCTAGTACCTGCTCTGCTTGGCCTTCTCTAAACTTCTTTTTTACTCCCCATTTCTTTTCCCTGGAACCTGCCATAGAAAAGCTAGAGCATGGAGGCGAGCCATCAAGAATATCTAGTCCAAAGAGTTCTTTCGGCAATTGGTCATCGGGAATTGTATGGAACTTCTGCACTCCCATTAGAAAGGAATGCTTAGGATTATGATTGACCCTATAGATTTTCATCATTTCTGGGTCAATCTCAACGCCGCCGATAACATCATACCCTGCAAGCTTATAGCCCATGGTTGAGCCTCCGCCGCAATGGAAGCAGCTAAAGACTTTAAGACCATTCTTAGGGATATCCTTTAGGTCTGTTAGATTCCATGGCCCTGTATGGAGCTTGTAATCGATCATTTCTTATCGTCCCATTCAAAACCGCATTTAGGACAAGTTTTGTCAAAGTTATCGAAGCTATCTAGGTCTAGTTCTTTGCTAGTATCTTTAGTCTCTTTGTCATCTGTAAGTCCATCCTCAAAATAATCAGAATCAAATCCAGTCAGATCAATATTGAAATCCATCTCGTTAAGCTTATCCAGCTCGTTTGCGATAATGTCTTTATCCCACTCTGATTTTTCAGCTATGCGATTGTGGGCCAGTGTATAACCTTTGATCTGTGCTTTGGTAAGATGGCCAAGCTTGATCACTGGGACTGTCACCAAGCCAATCCTCTTTGCAGCTAGTAGTCGCCCATGACCTTCTATTATAACCGAGTCCACCTCATTGATGGCTATAGGATCATTGAATCCATATTCGAGGATACTTGATGCGATCTCTTGAATGTTCTTATCATCATGTTTCCTCGCATTCCCCACGTAGGGAATCAAGGAGTCCAGTGGCATTTGCTCCACCTTCATAAAGGGTCCATTAAGGCGCACCTCAAGTGTCTTCATCAGCCTCCTCCTTTAGTTTCTTGTTGTAAGCATCCTGAGCAACGATATAAGCATCCCGAGCATAAGTAGCATCCCGAGCAGCATCGTCCCAAGCAGCCCAACCAGCAATAAGTTGAATGTCCATTGCATTATAGACATCATCAGCATCGTCCCAAGCGCTCCAAGTACTATCTTCCGCATCATCGGCGGTAGCATATGCGGCCAGGGCACTATCCATTTCCTGTTTCAGTTCTTCAAGTGTCTTACTCATAATCACCACTCCTTCGCAAAATGCTTCTTACCCATAGTACCAAGGCTTTCGAATTCTTGTTTGTATTCTTCTATTCTCTTTATATCGGGACGAAATTTAATAGGAAATATGGTGGTGCAATCTGTGGGAGGTGAAGCTCCCGATAAGGGGAGGTGAAGCTCCCGATAAGGGGAGGTGAAGCTCCTCGCTCGATGGAGGACTAAATTATAATGGAAAATATTTCTGTCAAAAGCAGTTGGCAGGATCGGATTCTTGACATGACGAATTGGTGATGCGATGGGGACGAAATTATAATGGTGGGTTTTTTGGGGAGATGAGCTGCGGGGATTTTTTATGAGTGATTTTTTTAAAAAAAATATGGGTGGGAGAGGTAAGCGATACAAATTTTTCAGGCCCGCGAATTAAAGTCTCTGAGCGTTCAGGCCCGCGCCAACCGTTCTATAACCTGTAAGTCATCGAACGGTTAATTGGGGACGTTATCCCCACCAGAATCACGGCTCTTTTTCGGCGGTTTCTGGAAGGCTTTGCCGAACGCCAATTAACTCGGCATCTATGGTATCCTGTTTAGTCTCCAGTACACCAACTTCGTTTACCACAGTGACGAAGCGTATCGACCCTGGTGGTAAGGCGGCCCCTTCTAGTTCGGCCCGCAGCGCGTAAGCTGTCGCCTTCAGGGCTATAGATTCGTCGTCGGATTGGATCAGCCGCTTCAGTCTTCTGGCTGCCATTTGCTTTGCCTGCGCCAGTACCTCCGCCACTGTGCCGTGTATGTCAATAATAGCTGCCTTTAATTTAGGCATCGCTACTCGCTTGGAAACGTACTGCGGGCTCACTTTTAGCGCGCGCGCGATAGCAGACTGTGACATTGTAGGGTCGTTGGCGAGTAGCCTTAGTATCGCCTGATCGATCGAAAGTGTCTTCTCTTCGTGTAACTTACTGGAATCATTGCTGTATTCACCCATCACAATCCATCCACACCCAAACCCCAAACAAAACCCCCCAAACACCCATAAAAACCCCTCATCTAAAATTACCCAAAGCAAACCAGTCCCTAAGCTCTGCTTTCAATATAGTTTCCTCTGAACAAAACTGGTAGTTTAAAAATCGTTTCAAACAGACAGCTAAACCCCTCGCCTAGATTATACTTGGGTTTAACCTAGTCGCGCCACGTTTCGATTCGTCTGGCAGAAACCCACGCAAGGAGTGCAGCACAGTGAGCGAAACAGATACCGCGATAGCAGACCTACTAGCGACTATAAAGCTCCTGCTATCAGAAGCAACGGGTATGCTCTTTCTGGGCCTGTGTTTGGGCTTGTGTCTACTCACCATCATATTGTGCAGGAGCCTATAAATGTCGAACATAAAACACCCTGATAAATTCGAATGCATTGACGACTATCATCCGGAGCGCGGTAAAGCGAGCGCCGTCAAATTGCCACACATAGTTTGCACCACCGTCGATCCAGAATGTAA